GCCCTTTCTGGGCACACAAGTTTTAGGACCGGCTTTCGCCTCTCCGGGATATACCCCCCCAGAGACCGCTAGTGTGCGTGTCACATCTTGAGTGTTAGTTAGCAGTTAAATGCTTCCAAGCATTCAGAACCATTCGTGAGTGAAATTGCTCTCTGAGATCATGTCGATCTCCGAAGTAAGATCCCACTGATGGGATGGGCAAGTACTCGACCGGGATCTCGGCTGGTATATCCGCATCCTCGTTCTCTAAGATCTCATCAAGTAATGATAAAGAGATTGCCATCTCTTCACCAACTTGATTTAGATCCCAGACAACTGGATGTAGGCTTCCGCCGTAACCCTGGAGCCCAATTAGACGCTCTGAGACGTCTATTCCCGCCTTCTTGAAAAGATCCTCGATAGGTTTCGACCTATCTAGAATTTTATCAAGACGCGCTTGCTTCTCTTTTAGGGAGTTAACCCTCTCAACTACAACTTGTTGTCGTAGCTGATCAAGGTTAATATCTTGAGATGATATGTGACCGCCTTCAATGGTGGGCATAACGCCTAGATAGTCCCAAAGAAGAACAGCAAGCGCCCGGAGTCTGTTTACAGACAGATTCTGGGGGGAGATCTCAGCCCATGGTAGATTCCAGTGGTGTTCTCGGAGTACTCTGATCATGCTCGGTACCATAGAAATATGGCGCTGAGCCTGAACAAGTATTCCGGGTTTCACCCCTGAAATTTCCCGTCCTTTGAATAGTATTCGCTTTGCGAATTCTACTCTCTGGATGGCCTCACTGCCGATAAGGCTTTTAGAGTAATTGATAGAAATACCAATTTCCTCTATCAGCGCTTGATAGCGGTGGGCTACCGATGAGTTCCATATTACGACATCATCACCGAGTACTGCATACTGTCTGAAGGTTGGCAAACCTTCGACAGATGCGCAGTACTCGATGATGGCATGATGCGTTATCGAGAAGGCAGCCCACGAAGACAATAGTCCTAGTGGCTGGCCAACTTTCCAACGCATATGCTTGTTGTCGTGTGTGGTGTAGGCTCTTGCTGTCAAAATTGTTCGCCATAGACTGGCGATTTCCGGTGTAAATATATGAGCGAGTAATCGCTCTTGTATTTCCACTGGGAACCTGTCAGTCGCTGACGACAAGTCGAAGCTGTAGGTCGCATGACCACGACTCTCTCGTAGAATTCTTTCTACTTGAGCATCCTGGTCATACGTCCCATCAGTCTCGAGTCTTCTTAACACATTCATAATTGAATCATGAATGGGTCGTAGAAGATTTTGACTCCAATAGTCCCCGATCGCGATAACTCTCGTCTTGCCGCCTCCCTGCTGTAATAGGGAGATACGGCCTGTACGATAGTTATTATCCGGTGTGCAGGACGCGATGTCAAGCATTAAATCGCTTATCCACTTGTTCCCCGTAAGGGTTGCAAGTTGTATTAGTGACTTTTGTAAGACATCGTTACTACACACCGCAGCGGCATCATAGTGTGACGTTATGATAGAAGGGCCGTTAGGCCCTTGTACCAATCGTCCCAATATTTTGTCGCTGGGTCGGATCCTTGAATTCTGAGCTCCGATACGAACACTCCACGAGCGAAAGAAGCCTGAAAGCTTCTCTAGTAGGTGGGGTGAAAGTATTGGGCCGTCGTCTTCAATTGGCGATGGGTCAAAGGATGCAGGCAAGACGATCATCTCGTAACAACGAGTAATTGTCATGCCGAGCCTCTTGAGCTCCGCCTCTTCTGCTGTCAGTAGGAACTTCAATGGCCGTAAGGCCTTTGGTATTCCTCTTGACTCAGTCTTGGCGAAAGGAATAGAAGGTAGAGTGTCTTCGGTTGCTAAGGCAATTGCAGTTAAATGCAATCTCTTTAGCTTCGAGCACGCCTGTTTCTTTCCTTCGTTTGAGATTAATTTCTCTGCGAATGTTAGATACTTGGTCGCTGCTTCTGTTAATCTAACTTTATCAAGATGTGGAACAACCACACTAGTCATAGTTCCTAAAACTGTGATTATGTGTATTAGTTTCATCATCTTCATATTGTTGGATGCAGTGATTAACGCTCTCCCAAGGATTACTCCTCGGTGCCCTCTTCTGCAAGCAGAAAGCAATGAGACCATGGGAATAGGGCCGCTGGCCGGAAGGTCAGCG